GAAGCAGGTAGCCATCAACGTGGTTGCTTCTGGTCTTGAAGTTCGCCAGAACAGCGGCAAAGAGGGTGTTATCAAGCTTGTCAAAAACAAGCTGAAGAACGCCATGCGTACCGCAGGCAATAACTTCTCCACCGACATCTACAGCGACGGCACCGCTGCCAACCAGATTAACGGTTTGCAGGCTCTCGTTTCGGATGCTGGCACGGGGACTGTTGGTGGTATTGTTTCTGGAACATACACGTTCTGGAAAAATATCCTCCAGTCTGCTGCTGCTCCTTTGCAGGGCGGTGCCGGTATTACGCCAAGTTCAACCACCATCGAGAGCTTGATGCTCCCGCTGTGGCTTGCTCTGACTCGTAATAACGACATGCCTGATCTGATTGTCATGGACGATACTTATTTCACGTTCTTCGACAACAGTCAGACGTCAATCCAGCGTTATACGAACACGACCGATCTAAAAACCGGAACTACTTCTTTGAAGTACAAGGGTGCGGACGTGGTATATGATAGCGCGGCGGCTGGTATGCCGGACGCTCATGCGTATTTCCTAAACACTGATTACATCGGAATTTGCGCCCATCGTGACGCAAACTGGACGGAAGTCCCCGAAAAGTCGTCGGTCAACCAAGATGCTCAAGTATTGCCGATTATCTGGCAAGGAAATATGACAGTATCGAACCGTTCACTTCAGGGTGTAATGAAAGCATAGTTGGCTTTTATTCAAACTCTCTTTCCTGAAAGGAAGAAAAAATGTCTGACTACCAAATTACAAACACGATTGCGGGAGCGCAGAATATTGCTGACACTTCCACAACTAAAAACCATCCGCTTGGTTTAATCGTCCAAGCAGTTGATCGCGCCGACACCGCTTATGGTGCCGGTGAGTTCGTTTATCTAAAAGGAGTTGCATCGACGCTTCTAGGTTCTTTTGTCACCTACAACGCCGACGACAATTCAACCGTGCTTTTAGCAGCTAATGCTATTGGCCCGACTGCTGTTTCTATGTCCATCAATGTTGCCAGTTCCTACGGCTGGTATCAGATTTCGGGCAAAGCGGTTGGAAAGTGTCTAGCCGGTTACGCAGATAACGGTCTGGTCTTCGCGACCGCCACGGCTGGCAGCATCGATGATGCTGTTGTCGCTGGTGATCGTGTGAAACTTGCCAAGGGCGCTTCTGCAATTGGCACGCCATCCACCGGCCTTGCTGAATTTGAGATTCAGCGGCCATTCATGGATGACGCGACTGCGGCTTAAACTAATGGGGGGTGTCTCGATGAGGCATCCCCTTTTTAACAACTAAAAGGGAAAAAAATGGTCGATATGTTAGCAGAAGAAAGACATGGGTTTTATGTCGATTTTGAGTTACGGCCAGAAGTAGACCGCGAGCAATCTATTGCTCAAGGGATGCCGGTCTATAAAGACGTGGAATTTGCAAGAATCACGAGGCCTGGGGGCGGCTTAGTGGTTGATAAACAGATCACTGACGATCTTCTTCAAGAATGGCGGCACGGTGATAAACGCCGCAAACCGCCTTCTCCGTTTGCCTTTACCGCATACGAAGCATGGAAAGATGGCCGTGAAGCACCTGTGAATGGGACAGATTTAAAGAATTGGCCGGGTGTCACTCCGGCTCAATTAAAGACGTGCCACGGCGTTACGGTACGGACAATCGAAGATTTGGCGAAAGCAAACGCCGACACAATTAGAAAGTTGGGCATGGGCGGTGTTGCTATGTCTGAAAAGGCAAAATCATACCTTGCGGCGGCTGTGAACAACAAGGCTTCGGAAGAGGTTGCGGCTTTGCGGATTAAGGTTGATGATTTGTCTGAAATTGTTAGCCGTAAAGATTCTCAGATATCAGAGCTTATGCAGCGTTTGGATGACGAGCCGGTCAGAAAACGTGGAAGGCCACGAAAAGAGGAATAGATGACGCTTTTAACATTAGTACAGAACTCATGCGATAGTATTGGCCTAACTCGTCCGTCTGTTGTTGTGGCGTCAACAGATCAGACCGTCAGGACGCTGTTGTCGTTGGCGCAGACAGAAGGCCGTGAGTTGCTTGACCGTTATTCGTGGCCCGCGTCCCAGATAGAAAAGACCCACACAAGCCTTGCTGCCGAATTGCAAGGTGTTGTCACGACGCTTGCGCCTGGATTTTCTTACATCACTAGCTCGACATTTTGGGACCGGACGCTGACCCAGCCGGTCGTGGGGCCATTATCGCCCATTGAATGGCAGGCCCTGAAGGCCCGCACAGCCACCGGACCATATTCTAGCTACAGGATATTCGGTGGTAAGCTCTACGCCTACCCAGCGCCCCCTGCGGGCAATACATGGGTGTTTGAATATCAATCAACTTATTTCTGTAAATCCAGTTCTGGGGCCAATAAATCGGCATGGACTGCTGACACCGATGTTGGCGTTCTTGACGAGAATCTTATGGAATTGGGTGTTGTCTGGAGATTTAAGAAAAAGAACGGATTGGATTATTCTGAAGACTTCCGATCTTACGAACAGAAGCTGGCGAATGAAACGTCTCGCGCAGGCGGGAAAAGGGTTCTTGATATGACATCTGGAAGCAGTTCTATGAGCGGCGTCTATATCCCTGAAGGTAGCTGGTAATGGCTAATTCTGGGGTTGATCCAAATCGGCGGATTAGTTTCCGCAAGAAATTTGATTTCTAGTGTTAGACCTCGACCAACTCTCTGAAATAACTGATGACTTTGTAAGCCGTGGCGTTCGCGTTTTTCAGATACATCGCTTTGCTGGGAGTGAGGTCCACCACGTCAAGCGATTAGAGAGATGGGCGGAGATTCCTCACGGAGCGAGGGTTGCTGATTTAGGCTGCGGGGTTGGCGAGGTTTCCCGAATATTCATAGAAATACGCCCCGACCTCTCTTTCTGTCTGGTCAACATAAGCGAGACGCAACTTCTCCACGCTGACCACACGATGCAGCAATATGCGTGCAGCTTCTTAAATGTTCCAGAGCCGGATGAATCATTTGACGCCGGTCTGGTCTGTTTTTCTATCGGCCACGAAGATCATGCCGTCGCAATGTCTGAAGCCAGGAGGCTTTTGCGGCCAGGAGGCATCCTGTTTATTTACGACATGGTAAGAAGTTTTGGCGATAACGAAATTATGGCGGATGTGAATTACGCTGTTTTGCCAAAAAAATATATGGAATCTGTCTCCGAGGGTTTTTGTTTGGACTATTACATGGAGCCGTTCGATAATGGTTCTTATGGAAAACAAATCTTAGGCGACGACTACAGCAAGTTTTTTGATGGTACTTTGCCCGCTATCTGGCGTTTTTTAAAGGAATAATGTTATGAATGAAGGCCCTACTGCGGAAGATATTGAACTGCTTTTAAGTACCCCTGAAGGGCGAAAAACATTAGAAGAGCTTAAAAGAATGCGAACAGACAGCGGCGGCGCTCAACCTATGACGGTAGACCCTGAATTTGTTCCTGATATACCTGATTCAATAGACGAAGTTGGTTATGACCCAAAGATTTTTTCTGATACATTTGATACAATAGACGAAGTTGGTTATGACCCAGATGTTGATCAAATTGATATTGGAGCTTCTCAGTACATCCCCGGCGTAAATGTGCCTATGGACCAGAGTATGACGCCTGAAAAAATGAAACGTCAAAGAATGTTGGCGCAGTTAATGGCAAACCAGCAAACTAGAATATCTTAAATACTAGGACGTACCATGCTCCAACCACTCTTAGACAACACCAGGAAAACTAAAACTGCACAGAGTGGTAGCATCCCCGCGCCTGTTCGCGGCTGGAACGCCCGCGACTCTCTTGCCAACATGCCTGAAGATTTTGCGGTAGAATTAGATAATATATTTCCAAACTTAACAAGCTGCGATCTAAGGTCAGGCTTTGCGTCTCATTCAACTGGGAATGGTTCAGGCGCGGTTGAAACACTGGTTGAATACGCTGGGCCATCAACACGCAAGCTGATCTCTGCGGCTGGTTCTGTTATTTACGACTCTTCTGCCGCTGGAGGGTCTACAGCGATTGCGACGGGTAAATCTAACGCCAGATGGCAAACAACAATGTTTGGCACATCCGGCGGCAATTTTCTTTTTATGGTTAATGGTGAAGATGCGCCTATCTATTACAACGGCAGCGCATTCACCACGCCAAGTCTTGCGGGCGTCACGGCTACAAATATTGTACACGTTGCCGCCCATCAAAGACGTTTGTTCTTTGTCTTTAACGACAGCTTAGTGTTTGGTTACCTGCCGGTTGTTTCCATTGCGGGGACTGTTGCCACGTTTGACATTGGCGGTCTTTGCAGCAAGGGCGGTTACATCCAAGCTATTGGATCATGGACGAGAGATGGTGGCGCTGGTCCTGAAGACTTGTTTGTTGCCGTAACAAGCGAGGGGGAATGCGTAATATACGCCGGGAATGATCCGTCCTCGTCTACTGCTTGGAATCTTGTCGGCGTTTTTAATATTGGATCACCTATCGGGCGTAGATGTCTTGAAAAAGTAGGGTCTGATCTTACTGTTTTAACGCAAGATGGCGCTGTTTCTTTGTCCGTTTTCCTGCCTATCGATCAGGTAGCGGGGAGCAGCCGGGCGCTGTCTAACAATATCCAAAATCAATTTCTTGAATCTACGCGGGCTTATTCAGGCATTTTTGGATGGCAATCGCTTCATTATCCTCAAGGATCGTATTCGCTTTTTAACATTCCGATATCGACGACTACAGCTTACCAGTACGTCATCAACAGCCAAACAGGCGCTTGGTGCAAATTTACAGGCCAGAATGCAGCGTGTTGGTCGCTGTTTAATGACGATTTGTATTTTGGCGCGCAGGCTGGGGGCGTTATATACAAGGCTGACACTGGAACCAGTGATAACGACGCAGACATAGATTGGAAAATCAGACCCGCGTTTTCTTATTACGGATCGCGCGGAAATCAAAAGATTTTTACATTATGCAGGCCGCATTTTACGACAAACGGCGCTCCTGCGGTTGCTATTGATTTGAATCTGGATTTCTCAAATGTAAATCCGACTAATATACCAACAACCCCGGAATTGTCCGTTGCGTTGTGGGATGTTTCAAAATGGGACGAAGCTAATTGGTCTGACGATGTGACGTCTGCTGCCTGGACGACAGTGGTTGGTATGGGAGAATGCGCCAGCCCTACAATTAGAGGCAATACAAACTCGATAACTTTGTCATTCACTGCTTACGATATGATTTGGCAGCAGGGGAGTGCTTTGTGATGGCAGGCCTAGATTTTGATTCCATAAAACTCCCAGATAATATGTCTGCCCAAGAGCGTGGCCTGATTGAATATCATAGAAACAATCTAAAAAATGGAACTTATCTCGACGATGAACAAGGAATGACTACTGTATTTATTACCGGAGTAACGGGACCAGATGGCCGCATATACAATATCCCCGGATATTTTGATGGTAAACGACAGACAGATGAAGACGCAAGGAAACGTGTTAGTGATAGTAACAGTTGGGAAAAATATCCGTCATATGAAACAGGCAAATCATCAAATGAAGCTGCAATAAGACTGCATGATGTGATTGATGAAGACGCCACTCTTTTCCGAAGTTTCAAATATGGGGAGCCTTTCTAAGATGATTTGGCAGCAAGGTAATGCTTTATAATGACAGAACTAGTCTTTGACCGT